TATGCCTGAGAGTAGGGACAATGCTGGTATGTTTTCTACTACAGGCAGACAAGCTGCTGGTACTAGTTTGTTTGATATACTAGTTAAAGATGATAAATACGCTGGACCTGCAGGGCTTATTGACTTTCCTCGGATTTATAGGGATATCAAGCAGATTCTTGCTGCAGAGACTCGTGCAGCTAAGACCCTAAAGGTAGATAAGTCCTTACAGTTACGTCCTGTTAGGGATGGTAAAGCTAACATTACTGATCAGCGTGTAGAGATGAATAATGAATCTAGAGAAAGATTGCTACGTCCTGAGTTAGAATTCCAGAATGTATTTGCATATATGCAATCTTCTTTAATAGATAAACAGAATACTATTATTGCTGATAAAAAAGCTGTAGATATCTTAGTACAAGAGAAACTGAATATTGAACCTGGGCAGGAGAAGTACTTTGTAAATCTATTAGACCCTAGTGCTAAACATTTTGAGAGATTCAAGATGCTACCTACAGAAGTTCAGACTTACCTAAAACAGTATGTAGGTAAGGATGGTGTATTTCTGGTTAGAGAAGACAACATCAACAAAGTATTTGGGTTTAGATCTATTGACCTCAGTGATTGGAGTTACTTACAGGGAGACTCACATGTACGTGCACGGTGGGTAGCTAAACTACTCCATTACGCAATCAGACAATCAGTAGGTTTCTACAAAGATCGTATTGTAGTAACCATGCCTGCTGTAGTATTTGGTAATATGTTTTCCAATGTATCTCAGTTGACTATGAAAGGTATTCCTCTTAGTTATACGATAGCTAAATCTCGTGAGGGTATCCAACAGTACAATCTATACTCTGCTGATAATATTGAATTCCATAGACTAGGTAGCTATATGAAAGCTCATGGTTTAGATGATTCCAGTAAAGAGGGTCTAGCTAAAGCTAAATTAGAAATTCGCCTTAAGAATAATAAATTACATCGTATGCAGGCTGCTGGTATAGATTCGCTTATTGTAGAAGATCTTAATGAAGCTACTACAAATGGGTATGTACCTAGAATGCGTAAGTTGCTTACGGGAGACAAGTTCTCCAGCTATAATGATAGTAAGTACGCTTCCAATTTAGGAAGTGCAGCTAAGGTACTATTCATGTCCAAGAGTACTGCCCCGTACAAATTCTCTAAACGATTGGTACAACAGACAGATTTCTTAGCTAGGTATGTAATGATTGAGTATAATACAGAGGTACTTGGACAAGATTTCAATACAGCTATGCATGAGGCACTTACTGCATTTGTATTCTTTGATGAGAACGGTGTCCCGGTATTAGAATTGTTCGAATCCCTAGGTGGAATTATGTTTTCTACTTTCTATCTACGTGTGCAGAGAGTAGCTAGAAACCTGGTACAGCAAAACCCCACTGGTGTAGCAGCAGCAGGGCTTACGCAGTACGTGACAGGAGCTCCTGTTACAGGTATAGGTAATACACATATACTCTCAGGCAATCTTCCCAATATAGCTCAGTTAGATGAGGTACCTTCAGGAGTCGTAGCAACTGTACTAGATAGATTAACTAGTATGTTTTAGTCGCTATTCACTCCTCTGAATATATAGAATAGAACCGCCACTAGTAATACTATCGCTACTGCAGGAATAATAAATATTGCTGCTACAAGCAATACTACAGTAGCGATAGACATTATTAGACTCTTTAGGTCCATAAGTGGATTACTCACTTACGAAAATAATGAGTTAATGCTAGGCAGTTCTTCAGTCTTAGGGATCGTAGGTGTATCAGGCTCACCACGACCTTTAGCTTCAGCATAGTCAGTATCTCCTGCAGGAACTAGATCAGCAGTGAATGGGATAAGATTCTCCACTACTGTAGTACCTACTACCTCATCCTTAGTTACAGCAGCCTCTGCTTCTAGTTCTGCAGCAGCTTCAGCAGATACTGTATCAGTGATCTCTTTGATCCGTGCTTGGTTCTTAGCATCTTCTTTAGCTTTCAGTTCCTTGGCATCATCAATCTCAATCACTGCCTGTGCCTCTCCCTTCTCTTCAGGAGTCAATAACCGACCAAGAGCTACTTCTTGCTTATGGAGGGCTTGCTGAGCCTTAGAGCGTCTCTTACCGAGCTTTGGTGCATACTCCCATTCCATTGCATCTACAGGGCGAGGTAGCTCTTGTACCGGTTCATTCATAGTAGTAGGTTCAGCTACATAATCCCCTACTACATTGTTGATAATGATGTTCTCTTGAATGTACTTACGGATTTCTTCCCGTAAGATTGCTTCAATATCTAAGTTAATTTCGATCTTCATATCAGTCCTTATGACACATTCCAAAATAAGCTATGCAAATACTATCAGAGCGTCCATCTAATAGACCGCCCCTAGCACCTGTGATTACTGCTGATGGATATAATTTAGTAGCTATTGCAGCTACTTCCTTCTTGATGAATTTACCCTTGGTAGTTACTCCCACAAATTTCTGCCACTTCTTAGGAGTAACTAGTTCAGGAGGAGTACCTCTAGTAACTATTTCAGCTATAGCGATAACCTGCCCTACACTTCTACCAAACCCGAAGTTAGACTTGGCAGACATACCAAAGATAGAGTGCACTGACTCTAGATAAACTATATCTATATTCTGGTGGTGCAGGGATTTAGTAGCTTCGTAGATTGTTGTTTTAGCTAGATCTAACAGAACTATATATGTAGGATCAGTACTATCCAATACACATATAGCTCCATTATTTCCAGGGTCTATACCACATACTCGCATTAGCCAAACATTGAAGCTGCTGCGGGAGCTGGAGTACCACCCATAATAGCTGCAGCAGAACCTCCACCAGAGTCTTTGGAAGTCTTGTCTACAACCTTACCAGTGTTCTTCTCAGCCCACTTGTCGAATACCAATGCTTCACCACCAGCAGTGATCTCCTCTGAGGTCATACCCTCTGTGTTACCGAAGAACTTGCACTCATTAATAGTACGAGTCTCTCCTGAGGGTACATACTGACCAGCTTCATTCTTCTTGTTCTTGTCCTCAGTGATCTGATGTACAGCAAGCTTGATAGGCTTGTTGATCAGGTCCATGAGTACAGGACGCTCAGTAGGTACTTCTTTAGCTTGATCGAAGTTATAGATCTTGATGGTCTTCTTTTCGATAGTAGTCATAGTCTTAGCAAGACTCTGACCAGTAGCTGCAATGCACATGCTATTGGCTACAGCATATCCAGGCAGGGGACGATCTACACCATCCTTACCTGTGTAGAATGTCTTGTTACCCTTCTTGTCACCGGACTTGATATAGAAAGCTTCTTTCAGCTCAGCACCACTAGAATTCTGCAGGATTACATTGAAGCTAACTGCATTAGATTTAGCTTGGTCAAGATAGACCATTTTGATTGTTGCATCGTATACACCAGACTCCCAGATACGACCGCCTACACGCTCGATGGATTGTGGTTTTACAGATGCAGGGAGTTCCCATTCAGACATAATTATTCCTTATTGGTTGTAAAGTTAGTGATCTTAATTGATCATATTTGTTAGCTGATATTATTGTGTACAGCTTGTGTTTGCTCATACTTAGCTAATACCTTGAGGAAGTCCCTCAGTGAGATATTAGCATTCTTCTTTATTGCTCCAGTAGCAATCTCACGTACCATGAGTATCCCTAGTTCTAGGGAGTTACGTACTACCTTCTCTGTTAGCTGCTGTGTCATGTCTTTCATAGCTATGTATTCTTGTGTAGCGCAAAGATGAGCCCACTTGTTACAGGTACATAGGTCAACGCTTCAGCAAGTGCGTAGGAGCCATCAGGGTTACGTTGCTGAGTAGTAACTTGAATTACACAACCTTCTTCACAATCCAAGATCTTAGTACTCTTCATCCACCCTTCTTTCTCTGAGCTAGCTTTACTAAATAGCTTGAACGCATCACCATTACCAAACACTACTACGTCTGGTACATTCTTCTTACAACCATCTACATCTGTGTTCTTAAAAGTCTTCATATAATTCCCTTTGTTAACCGCATTTACTGAAACTGCACCCATCGATACCTTCACATCTAGGGCAACTATCTACAATTCGCCATACTGTATTACTACACTCAGGACAGGGTTCATCTACATACTGCCCATCTTCCAAGTGAGGTTCATCAATACCCGGTAGTTCAGGCTGTATAGCTTCCTCAGCTATTTCTTCCCTAACCTCATGCAGAGTCTTAGTTTCATTATGCAATCTATCAGGCTCCT